AGAATATCTTGCTGAAGATATAATAGATGAAGCATTTGCTTATAAAATGGAATCAGATCTAATTTTAAGATATGGTCGAAAAGGATATGAGAATTATGGCATTCTAACTAATATTTGTTTAGATGCTACTCCTCCAAATCATAAGGGTAAAACATATGATGAGATTTACGGAGTTGAGCAAGCTAAAATTGAAAGAAAGAAAAGAGCAGATATACAAAAAGCTAGAGGCGGATATGGTCCAAAACAACACACAAACGAAACTAAGGAAAAAATAAGAAAAGCAAGTAGTGGTAAAAACAATGGCATGTATGGCCGAAAGCAATCATCTGAAACCATAGAGAAAATAAAAAATAATAGGAAATCAGTGTCGGGTGCAGAGCATCCCGAAAGTAAGCATTGGAAAATCACATCTCCATATGGCGAAGTATTTGAACAAATTGGAAACCTTAAAGGATTTTGTGAAAAATTAGGTATTAGTTTTGCGACAATGTCTGCCGCACATAGAAATAATAGAATTCCTAAATTTGGAAAATCAAAAGGTTGGAAAATATCTAGCCTAGATTAAACTATAATAACTATATTAGGAACAGCAAATGATTACACTTTACAGCAAACCTGCCTGCCCCTACTGCGATAGAGCAGCAGATTATCTAAAGCGAAACAACATTGCATTTACCAAAGTTGATGTAACTGAAGATGCTAAGGCATTGGAGTTCATTAAAAGCAAGGGACATAAGACTGTCCCTCAAATTTATCTCGGTACAAGAGTATTAGTGGAAGGCGGCTATGATGGCCTAAATGCACTTTCCCCAGCAGACCTAACAAAACGGATTCAACAATATGCTAATGGCAAAGACAAATTTCAATTATAATGTAGGTGACGTAGTAGACTTTAAACTAACAAGCGGCGAGGAACTACTCGCACGTATATCAGAAGATCGTGAGTCAGAGTTCATTCTCATTAAGCCAATGGCGTTAATCAATACTCCCAATGGTGGGCTTGGTATGATGCCTGTTCCCATTGCTTCAAATCATGTAGATCCTGTAGTGTTAAATAAACATGCAGTGGCATTCCATGCCAAATGCGATAAGGATATGGCCAGTCAGTATATGGAAAAGACTACTGGGCTTACTCTTTCTACAAGTGGTTTAGTTTAAGGAATATAAATGTTTCCAGTTGCGTCAGTTATGAATCCATTATTTGGAACTGTTGGTGTTATTACTACCGGTGTACCAACTGTATTAGTTGGATTGTCTAGACGGCCAATTGCATGTAGAGGTCTTAGTATCTGTACTCCGCATCCAGCACCTGGACACCCTCATCCACCTAATCCAATAGCAACATTATGCACTGAGACAGTTAGAACTTTGGGTATGCAACCAGTAGCTCACGCAGGATCATTATTAGCTTGTTTACATCCGTTAGCGGTATATCCGCCAAATGTAACTGTATTAGTTGGTGGTATCTAAATGGCTGTAACTACGATAGCAAATGCGTATAATAGTTATACAGGCAATATTCAAGCACAGCCTGTAACTGCTTATTATGGATCGTTAACAAGTGGTACAGGCAATGTAAACATTGTCAATGGTACTACAACGGTTGTAGGATATGGAACTTCATTTACTACTCAACTGGGCAACACTTATGTTATTAGAGATTCTGCTAATACATATATTGGAAAAATTTCTAGTATTATTAGTGATACCTCAGCTATCCTTATTCGTCCTGCTGCTGCGGGTATTACCTCAAATGTAAATCCAACTAATTTTAAGTTTCAATCATATACACAGTCAGTAATTAATTTTGATCCAAATACATTTAGATTTACTGATAATCCAAATAAAGGAAATGGCACTATAACTGTCTACACTACTAATTCAGCAGTTATAGGTTCTAATACTATATTCACTAAACAGTTGGATGCAGGATATCAAATATTTGGAAATACATATGCTATAGATGGTAAATTTCAATCTTTATTAGGTGTAGTTAGATATGTGCAGAGTAATACTCTAGCACAATTTACCACAGTTAGTAATGCAAATATAAACAGCACATCATATACTTTCTATAATCCAGTAACAATTAATTCTCAAAATACAGTACCTATAAACAATAGTATTCACACCAGTTTGATAAATTGGAGTCGTAGTGGATTAATTCCTGGAGTAACTCAGGTAAAAAGTTATCATCCTCCAGTTCAAGATCCAGTTACAGGTATATTAGTAAATTTTCCTGCTACTGTACATACATCAGGCAGCAGAAGAAAACGAGTTATCCGTGCTAATCTAACACCGATCGATAGTTTAGTAAATTCTACAGGAACATATACAACCGGTAAAGTAAGTGATTTTGATTTCGAAAATGGAATTGTTGGAAGTAGTGTAAAAAGAGCCATCGAATCTATTCCTATCAATAGCTACATCAAAAAACTAGCTAGTGCTAACAACATAGCCGACAGTCAATATCTGTCTACATTAACTCAAAATATTAAAAGTAGTTCAGTATACGGGTCTGCTGCAATAGCTCCGCCGCCTGGATTATTAGTTAGTAGTCCGCCACCTGGATTTACACTTATTTCTAGTACAAGTGTAACACCCCCTCCATATTTTATGTATCAAGGTCCTGGTGCAAATGTAGTTTATATTGTTAATCAATCATTAATATCTAATCTATATCCAACTGTAGCAGATACTATATCTGTAGCAGGCGGGTTAGCGCCGCCGTCGAGAATCACTGATAAAAGAGAAGATGCAAATATCTATTATCAACTAACACAATCAACTGATACTCTGTCAGATGCTCAACGAGCAGATCTTGCTGCAAGGGCCAGTGCCCAATTTAGTCCAACTGACAGAAAAAAAGTTAGACTTACCGGAGTACCTGCTGCTATTCCAGGTGTATTAAATGTTGTATTGACTGATGAAAATCCTGCAAATAGAACATTTGCAAATGTATCTTATAGTACGGCTTATATACAATCTAACCCAACTTTTAATCCTCAATTACCTGTATCTCCACAAAATCTCCTTAAACCTATTGTAGATAATAAAGGTAATTCGGTATGATAACATTAAAAAAATTTAGGAAATTAACCTGTGTCTAGATCAACTCCATCTCCGCAAAATGTGCCTGTTATTGCCCAAGCATTCCAGTCAACAGGAATGAATCCAACACAGGTTGCAGGGGCAATAGGCAATGTTAAAGGCGAATCTTATTTTGATCCTACTGCAATTCTTAATGGTGATACAACACATGCAAGTCAAACCGCAGAATCTATAGGGGTTGATCCATATGGATCTTATGGATTAATGCAATGGAATAGTTCTAGATATGATGCACTGATAGCGTATTCAAATAAAGTTGGCGATACTAGTTATCTTCCCTCAAACGGAGGAAACGGCACTCCGTCATTGGCAACACAAGCTGGGTTCATAGCTAGTAAAGAAGATGGCACTGCTACTAGTACATATAACAATTATATTAATGATCCAAATTCGTCGATTTCTCCAACGGCAGCGTCCGACGTATTTGCTAAAAAAGTTGAAGGTACTGATTCTGGATATGATTTAAGAAGATCTGCTGCTGAACAGTATTCATCAACTGGCGCAGTACAAGGCGGCTCCGGCGGGTTGGCAATTCCGCCTGTTCTTGCATCACAAGGATATACTAAATCAGAAGTAGCGTCTGATGGTAATACAGTCTATACCAAACCAGATGGTAGTTATGTAGAAGTTGACCCAGGTACAGGTAACTATTATGCATATGGTAAAGATGTAACATTACCCGATGGCACTGTATCTGCTAATCCTATTGTAAATGGGCAACCGGTATATAATCCAGACGGTACAGCTACAACAAATCCAAATACTAATCAACCGTATACCGCAGATGAAGTTTCTCAGCTTGATGCAAATGGAAATTTGGGCAAAGTAACTCAAGATTCATTTACTTCTCCCCCTTCGGGTTCTAACGGGGATACAAGTTCAAATCCAAGTACAGGTGGGGGCGGTGGCGGCTTAGGAGGCGCAGGAGCGGCAGCTGCTGGGACATCAATCCCAGCAGCAGGTTGTTTAGGCGGCGCAATGGGCTTGTCTGGACTACTAGCAGGTACAGGTATTGGACAAGCATTGGGCGGTTTGGGACAAGCTGCTGTTATGGGTGCTGTTCAAGGTGTACTCAGTGGTGGCGGAATTCAAGGAGCATTATCTGGCGCATTAGGTGGACTAGGCGGTGCAGTTGGTAATGCTTTAGGTGCATCATTAGGTGGCGCAGCAGGTACGTTAGGAAGTACTTTAGGTGGTATTGCAGGGCAAGCAATTGGCGGATCATTAGGTATGATAGCTGCTGGAGCAAACCCAGTACAGGCATTGAGTTCCAGTGCATTTAATGCATTTATGTCAACAGGAGCAAACTTAATTCCAGGATTAAGTGGAGTTATGCCAGCTGGACTGGCACAAGCTGTAGTAGGCGGATTTGCAGGTGTATTAGGAGCTACTGCTGCTGGATATCCGTTAAGTGCGGCTGCAAGATTTGGTCTCGCAGGCGGACTTGGTGGGATGATTGCCACTGTTTCTAACAATATGACTGGTAACTTATCACTATCTGTAGGCATAGGTGCCGTAGCAACAGGTGCATTAAACGGAACATTGAATTTAACTGGCCAGCGAGCAGTAAATGGCAGCATTGATTTAGGTAGATATGCTACTCTAATTCAGATAGCAGCTGGTACTGCTGCTGGCAATAGAGTAATGGTTGGTGCAGTGAGCGAAGCAATGGCTTTACAATTTGGCAATGGCGTAGGCGGGCAAGGATCAGCAACTCGTAATATGCAAGATGCGATGACATTTAGTGTCACTACATTAGGACAGAATGTCAGTGCTATATCAACCGACATGATTGCAATGGGCAAGTGGGATGCAACTAATATGATGCGTTTTATGCAGCCCGGCAACATTATTGCTCAATTATTAAATTTTGGAATAGGCGATATTATCGGCTTAACTGATATTATGTTAGCTAATCAGGTTCCTGTTGCAGGCATTGATAATCCAATTTATGATAGAGTTTCATTGGCTATGTTAACTGCAATTACAGATCCTGCTGCTATTAGTGTTGTACAAACTGCATTTAACATGACAACAAAAATTGCTAATCTAGGCGAGATATGTTTATTACAGAAAATGATGCCTACTAGCTATAAAGGTATGCCTGTTAATAACTTTAGAGAAATGGGCGTTCATCTAGCAGTCATGGGTGTTAGCCAAGCAGCTACGGTTTATGATATTGGCGTTGCATTTAGCCAAGTTGAAACTGCAACTGATCTAAACAATATAAGCCAATTGGCCCAACCTTTACCTGCTGCAATAGGAGCTAGCCTACTACAGACGTATGGGTATGGCGGCGGCAGCTTAGGCGAACAAACTATGGCTGACATGATTGGTACCCCTGCAGGATATGTTCATGCAGATACTGCCCCAGTTATTGCTGCTTCTATTAAGTATATCCAAAATCATTCAGCAGCATCAACATTAGTGACTCTAATTACTTTGTTAAACAACTTAGCTAGTGGACAGTATACTGATCTAGGAACAGTAGCTGATAGCACAGTAAGCCCACCGGTGCCGGGAGATAGTCCAAGTATCACTGTGCCATTCCCAAGTGGAAGTCAAATTTTCTATACGTTAGATGATGCTGTGTTGGCATTTATTCCATTGATCGAAGCAGAACAGCAGAAGTTGTTGAATACGACAGATCCTATTTTGTTAGATATGATTAATAAGCTTAATTTAGCTTGGAGTGCAAGTTGTGCTCAGCTAGTAAGAGAAAACAATAACTTGTTAATGCATCAAATTGATATTTTCAATTTACCACCATCTACTCCAATGACTGGAATGGCCTTTGCACAATCATTAGATTATCTAGGCACACAAACAGGATATGGACAGCCTGCTGATTACGTCGAACGAGTATGTACTAATGACGTTTACGGTGATGCAATCAAATATACTATGCGTCAAGCTAGAAATGCACAGGCATTAGCGAACTTAGGTATTAATGTAGAAAAATATAAGTTACCTCAAAGCCAATATTATAGAGAGCCTGAGAATTTCTATCAAGCTTTATATACTGGTAATTTACCTTCTACTCCACAGTTTCAAAAGACAATCGTATATCCTCGTACCCCAACTGACACTTATATTGTTAACAGAGATCAAACCCTAATGGCCATGGGCTATTCAGAAATTCCATTGTTAAACAATCAAAAGGATGAGATCTACACTGACAGCTTATGGATGAATACAAATCCAACAACTTTGGAAAATATTGGCCAAAGTATAGTAAAGAATGTTGTTACTAATAATATCGTAGTAAATTTTCCAGATTTGTTAATTAAAGACAATAAAGGAAATCCTATTAAGTTTGGTGAGATTAAACCAAATGGTCTGTTATTAACTAACAATGATATATTTGTGACCACAATGTTGCAGTTAGTAAACAGGGCATTGTACGGCGGCATTGTTACGACAAAATATAATAATCCTTTCAATACCGATCAAATGGTATATGGAGTATTAGAGTTATTAGCACAAGTAAATGGATCTAATATTACCGGGTTAACAAACACAGTAACTGGCGGAATAGCAGCTAATTTACTTGATATAATACAACAGATATTTGCCCAAGGGGCAATCGGCGCAATTCCTGGATTTAATGTCAATAATTTTGCGCCAGGACAAGGTAGCAGAAGCATGTTTGATACTGCAATGGATCGTAATGATCAAACAGTATTTGGTAATAAAGGATTTGGCGGTTCAGGTCCTGCTTCAATACCTAAATAATTTGACATTCTATGTTTAACCTGTTATAAATAACATACTGTTGTTGATAGCAATGGAATATGGCGGCAAGACGGGAGTGCGAATCTCCCCGCCTCCACCATAAGCACTAACGCATTAGCTGCACCAGAAATGCCGTATGCAGGGGAATGTAAGTCGAGTAGTGCTTATGATGGGGGCGAAATAGGTTTCGATTGGTGCTGTAAAGATTGAAGTAGATAGTCGGGAAGGAACGACCGCTATCAAATTGATAGATCTGTCCAAACTCTATAAATGCAGCGAAAGCAGCAAATGACAACACTCCTTTTGAAGCAATGAAAATTGCCGCTTAAGGTTTAAAGTCTGCGGTCCGGGGAGAACCGTATTATCCAATCTCCCCACTCTCATTTGGATAAGTCCAGTATCTACTACCATCCTCTCTTCTGGCAAGTTTCCTACCTTTTACTTTAGCTGATAGTTTAGCAGCACTCTTTCTGCCGTTTTCTGCTGATGCTGAGTTTGGTAAACCTTTGTTCCATGCTGTTTGATTTTTCTTAAATCCTGGCACAGCAGTACCGTTGTTCCATGCAATCTTGCCAGCACACGATAATGAGCAAGTTTTACGATCATTGATAGATGTGAATTCGCATTTACACGCTTTGCATATAAATGAACGCAGTTGTTTCGATACTTTTAATCCTTTGTTTCGCATTGGCGTTTTTCTTATTTTTGATTTCTTTAGTGTTTGTATCTTTGGTTTGTCTACTATGAAACATAATAACCCTTGTTTACGCAATCTCATTTCTTCTTTGTCATATCCTTTATTCCATGCTGAATGCGATTTCCCCTTGTTCGCTGCCCCGTTACCGCCCGATGATGTTTTCTTTACATTATAATAGCGACAAGAACCCTTTTGAACATTTTCGGATATCATTAATTCTGAATCTTTTATCTTATCTAACCATTTCTGTTCTAATATTCTTAAGTCTTTAGTAGTACCAATAGTATATTCTAGTACTTTAAAACGAAATGTAGTTGGTCTTATATTGTATGCTCTTTTCATAGGTTTATTCGAACAGATATAAGCATCATCTACTTTTCCATAATGCCCGCCTATATAAAAAAATTTTGATTTAGTATCATACCAGATATAAACATATCCTGTGTATTCAGAAGAATAAATATTATTCATGCTGTTGCTCCTTCTAGCGATAGAGTCGATAGATGCTCGTAACATCGTGATCGACATTTTATTTAGTATTTGACAAATAGAATCAAGATAAGTAGTATAGTATAAACTAATTTGAGGAGATCGCTAGGGCGTGGCAACCCTAGTTAAAACGGAGAGTGTATTGAATATTATAACAACGATGGCAGTTACAGCAACTATTGCTTTGGCAAGTTGTGCAACTGCAGAAGGAAAAATAGTAGTAAATGCAACTACTCAAGATCATAAGTGTTTAGCAGAAGCTATCTACTATGAATCAGGCTCGGAGCCGCGAGCAGGTAAAATCGCTGTAGGCAATGTAATTGTAAATCGTGCCCGCAGTGGAATGTATCCATCAACAATCTGTAAAGTAATAACACATATTGATTCCAAAAAATGTCAATTTGGATGGGCTTGCCATGCACATAAAGAACCGCGTGGTAAACGATGGAATACTAGTCAAGAAATTGCCACCCTAATACTGTCAGGGGAAACATCTGATCTAAGTCATGGCGCACTTAGTTTCCATAACATTAAACATAAATTTCATAATAAAAAGACAGTAGAAAGAACTGCTATTATTGGTCATCACGTATTTTGGCGACCTAAGCAGTTAAAAGCGGACAACCGCCAAGGAGAACTAAAATGAGAACATCACTTATCGCAGTTGCAGCAGTATTAGTTGGCACATTTGTCACTACTGTACCAGTACTAGCGAAGCCTAAAGAAGAAAAAATTACTATTAAGAAGTTTGGTAAAACATGGCATGTATCTAGTGCCACAGCCGTTGCTCGTTGCAATGCCAGTACAACAGACCCCAAGCGTAAGAGTTGGGGGCTTTACTGTGAATATGTTCCTGAATCTATTGCTAATAAGCAGCAATGTCAGTTTCTATTTTGGAAAACAGATTGTGCTACAACAACAGAATCTAAATTCGTAAAAGATGAAGATGGCATTCCAGGTAATCTTCCTGGATTAGGTAACAGAAAGTCTGGATTTTGGGAATCAAATAATACTGGACTTTTAGCTAAAGCTGAAAGCATGATTGGTTTGGATTCTCACAAGGACAGACAAATGCTTAAAAAGAAGTTAAGTGAAGCCAATGGACAGGCAGTTGATCCAGCTCGTATCCCATGGTGTGCTGCTTGGGCAAATATGGTATTGTCAGAAGCAGGAATGGAAACGACTGGTAGTCTAATGGCCCGTAGTTTTCTATCATGGGGTAAGGCAACAAAGATTCCTAATATTGGCGATGTTGTTGTAATGCGTCGTGGTCGTAATCGTAACATGGGACACGTTGGATTTTTCTATGCCTTCGTCGATGTTAATGGTGCTAAAATGGTTGCTGTGTTAGGTGGCAATCAGGGTAAAGAAGTTCGAATCAGCTATTATCCAATTAGCAAAGTAATTGCTTATAGAACAGCGGCATAATAATGATCTTAGACCTTATTGCTTTATTAACGGCTGTTAGCATCAGTGGTGTAGCAGCATACTACTCAATCGTAGGACTTGCTGCTATTTTTAGCGGTGTGTTTATTCCTATTATCATAATGGGCGGCGTGTTAGAATTTGGTAAAATTGTTACCACAGTTTGGCTACATGTTAATTGGCATAAAGTTGGATGGCCTATCAGATGGTATCTCAGCATTGCAGTAGTTGTATTAATGTTTGTTACCAGCATGGGAATTTTTGGGTTCCTTAGTCGTGCTCATATTGATGCAACTAGCAGTGTTGGGGATAATCAACTTATAATCGAACAACTAGATCAGCAGATTACAGTTGAACGCCAACGTATCACTGATAGTCAACGTGTAATTGCACAAATGGATGCTGCAATTAACAACATCCTAAATCAAAGCACTAATGCAAAAACCATTGAAAATCAACGCGGTGGGCAGATTGCTACACAAGCAAATACGCTTAGAAATCAACAGAGAAAAGAACGAGAAGCACTAAACAAAACAGTTGACGACACAAACAAGCGTATTGCTGATATTAATAATCAAAAATTAAAGCTGCAACAATCTCAAGCTAAGACTGAAGCTGAAGTTGGTCCCATTAAATACATTGCACAATTAATTTACGGCGATAACATTAATAAGGATCTACTAGAACGAGCAGTAAGATGGGTTATTATTATTATTGTTGCAGTATTTGATCCACTTGCAGTTTGTTTAATACTTGCTGTAACTATGTCATTGAGTGTTAAAAAGGAACAAGAAGATGCCCAAACAATTAGACCCCAAGACATTACAGAAGATAGCCAACGACCAGAAAGCACAACAACAAGCAGAATTAGTGCAACAGACCAGAACGGATCTCAGCAATCACCAAGCGATGAACAGCACAACGTACCCGTTGAACAGCCTCCCGCCATTCAATACATCGACCGAGAAGTAATTGTCGAAGTTGAGAAGATTGTCGAAGTTGAGAAGATTGTAGAACTTATTAAGGAAGTTCCTGTTGAAGATCACAGTCGAATGGCAGAGTTAGCTAAAGAAATTGACAATCTATTAGGTGAGTTAAAGAATAAAGAACATACAATTGGCAAGCTTAAAGCTGAAATTGTTGTACTTGAGAATCCAATTGAATTTGTTATTAATGCAGCAATGATTGGCGATACATTTCCAGAAGAAAAATCATTGGGACAGTTGTTTTGTTTAACTGAACGTGGCGGAATTAAAGTATTCAAATGGAACGATGAGAAGTGGATCCCTGTAAACAAAGAGCAAAATGATTCATACCTATTAGATGATCCTGTTAAAGATGGTATTATAACTATGTTAGCAACAGGCGAGCTTTCATGGGAATTATTAACTCTTAACGAACAAGAAGCTATTGAACCATTGCTTAAGGACAACTTTAAACTTGCTGGAAGATAAAAAAGTAATAACAGAGCCTGATCTCGATTATTCTAGATCATTTAAAATTCTTCTTGTGGATTTTGAATGGGAAGAGATTACTGCCATCACAGAAGCAATTAAAAAACTACCTGGTCCTGTCAGTTTATTTCTTTATGGAAGTAACGATAAGAACCCTGCGTGGTGTATAGCACAGTCTAAAAATTGTCAAAGTGTATTATTAAACATGGTAAACTTTGGACAGTGTGAAAGATTAAAAGGGTTCTTATTAGGAGAACCAAATGTATTCACATATGGATATCATGATTTAGATGAACTATTTCATAGAAAAGTTATTGACACAATGAGCTGGCTTGCTAATTCTTATCAGAATTTTCATAAGCAGCACGACGAGAATCAGTCCAAGTAACACCTTTTTTAGATAATGATATTTTTAACTTTGTTTCTTCGGACATTTTTCTACCCTTCATTGATTTTACAGATGCTCTTCTTTTTTCACTCCAGGGTTTTTCTTTCCTACTCTCAGAAATTTTTAATAATGTTTCTGGTAACCTTGTTCTGCCTTTCAATGAATTTGCAATTTTTTCTCTTGTTTCTTTAGAAACTTTCCTATTCTTTCCTGCTTTACTTAATTTTTTTCTAGTCTCTTCACTAACAGGATTACGAGTCATATTAGTATTCCCGTCGCCTCCGTCAGTTCGATTAAGTAAGATACCTGTTCCTAAATCCTTGCGTCCCCACCATTTAATTAGTCGTCTTTCAATCGCTAACGCACCAACTTCAGTGAGATTCGATTCTAATATTATAATTTTAGATTTGTCCTTAGGGACAGATACCGCATGGTTTTGCTGCGTCCATGCTCTATAATCTTTGCCCTTACCTATATAGTAAGGTGTTAAATTAGATTTTCTAATATATGCATATACATAATATTTTAACTCAGGATGAGTTGTGTTATAAGTATTCATGCTGTTGCTCCCTTTAGCAATAGAGTAGTTGGATGTTTCCAGCATCGCGAACTACAAACATATTTATCATATTGACAATTAAAAATAAATTAGTTACAATATGAACAGTGGCATAGAATCAATGAGGTGAAGAATGTCAACGTGGAAGCTTAGTACTGCTGAAAAGAAATCTTGTACACAAATTGAATATTTTAAGAAAGGCGAATTAGTTGCTCAACGAGAAATTGGCTGGCGTTGGTGCTGGGCTCGATATAGTGAAAAGCCAGATCTTAGCAATTACAATCTTGAAAAAGATCAAATTGAACTTTATTCGCTAGGCGACATTGATGATATGGAGCAGGATGATGGCTGTTGGGAATCATGGTCATGGCCTGAAGACGTAGATGCTGAAGAAGCTGAACGTCTCGAAAGCATCTACGAAGAAGAATATGATGAAGGACTCGAGAATGAAGGCTGGGTACTAGATGATACCGAGTATTGGATCAGCGGCAAGCTTGATCTCGAACAGGAAATTAAGTGGTATATTAATGGGGCTGAACCACTTGTAGTTGTCGATCAGTGGACACGGGATGATCTCAGAGTTGAACATCGTGTTACATATCCCTCAACACATGCTGAATTTGGCACTAAGCCAGATATTTCAGGGTATGACATTGAAGATCAACTGGATATTACAGCTTTAGATATTCCTGTTCTTAATTTCCGCAATGGTAAGACAATTGAAGATGTATGGGAATTTCCTGAGGATATGCCTAAGAAAGAACAGAATTGGTTTAAGAAGCATTCATGGGCGAAGTGGG